TTTACATCCTGCGCAGCAAATCTGTCGTTTACGTTTCGCAACAGGTTCATTATCTTTAAACGAATTAAGGGAGATTGAGTGATAGTTTGTGCATCACTAATATTACTATAACGAGGATATAAAAACTGAATCAATTGCTGTACCTTTCCTAGATTTTCATATGCCTCTCCATCGCTTGCTGCGGGCACTTCGAATGCCAACTGAATCGACCGTCGTGTATTTTTGAATTGGTAAATAGGATCACCGCGACCATACACTGTTTCCTGCGCCCAGTCAGACTTAAATGTTTCATTAAATGTAGTTATAAAAGCCTTAAAGAACACAGAATTTTGTGTAGGCACATGTAGAAAAGAAATAAATAGTTGACGTTGGTTGGCCAACGCATCGGTGCCATCGACAAATACATTATCAAGTTGCTCGTCTGCTGTATCATAGCGATTATATTCAAAATTACTGTTATAACTATCGTCGGTTCCCATTTATAAAATTCCTTTTAGCCAATGAGCGCATTGCGGCTCAATTCTCCTAGTTTGTCTACAACTGTTCCTTGTAAGAACTTTGCAAGATCCATTCCATCCAGTTTAATACTTACTTTCATTTGTTCCGCTTGCGCTTGTGTTCCACCGCCATCGGTTTTAACGATTACCTGCGATGTATTAACAACCGTGGCTGTCGTGTTTTCAAGTGCGGTGGCTCCCAGCGCTGGTGTTGCCACAGGTGCAGCCGCTTCGGGCATCGTAGCCATCGCATTCCCCGCTTCACCAAAAGCTGCCATTGAAGCGGTAAACGACAGAGCTTTTGTGACAGGCATCTCGCTAATGGCGCCAGTAATCGAAGCTATCGATTCTGCCATGCTAGTGAAGGTGGTGGGATCAAAAAGATTTTCAAATACCGTCGCCAACATATTTGCCACCGTGTTAATAGGAGCCATAAGCTTATCTACGAAACTCAACAATGTTTCAAAAAAGGTGGTGACCATGGAAAAACTCTTTTCAAAGGTTTCAAAAATAGTATCACCCACGCTCTTAAAAACATTTTTAATGGTGTCTAAAGGCGAAGCTCCCTCTCTCACGGCACTTGTTACTGCTCTAAATGCATCCGCAAGTTTGTTGATCCCCTCCAAAAAAGTAGATGCGAAAGGAAAATCAAAAAGAAGGAATCCCAAATTTTTTATCTTTATCGCGACATCCCAAATGGATTGACCGGTCATATCAAATAGTACTTCCAAGAGACCCCATGACTTAACAAATGCATCTGCGACGGAGGTTCCCATTTCCTTTAATGCCTCCATTGTAGTCATAGTCGTCGTGAAGAGCTTGATCACTGTCCCAGTAACCGTACCCAACAACTCCATGGCAGGAATCAAAAACGCGGATATAAGCTTAACTATTGCACCCAGCGCCCACAGTGTCCCTTCTAAAGATTTCATAAGAAGCTCATTTGATCCCTCTACCGCTTTAGATTCCTCATCCATCAAACCCATCGCTTTAATCATCTCCTTAAATGCCACGACTAGCGGATCAAAGACCTCAAAAAACTTTACAAATTCGGCATAAATATTTTTCGCACCATCTTCCGTCGTAAGCATTATTCCGACGAGTCCCATAAACAAACCCGTGCTTCTATCCAAGACGCCGGTGACGGCAATCAGGGCGCCCACAATACTCATCAAGCCCCCTACGACTTCTTTGATCATGGGACCGCTCTCCACTAACCACATCGAGAAATCAAAGAGATGTTGAATCAAAGGCTCGATAATAGGAATCATTTCAGCAAACATCATATTCAATTTTTCTTGAAAACTCGCTGTAGTGCGTGCTGCTTTCTGCATAGCTACTAATTCATCACTATTCTTACCCATATTTCCTTGAAGACTGTCCATCTCTCCAGCCATCACCATCGCCAATTCGCTCACATCAGAAAGACCTAACGATTCCGTATACATCTTCTGCTGGTAATAGCTCATATCATCAAAAGATAAGCCAGCCTCGGAGATAGCATCACGTACCATTTTGAATCGCTCGGCGGGATCGGTTTCCATCATCATGTCCATGGCATTGACAAAATTGCCACCTAGTGCGGCATTAAGTTTGCCTGTTTGTTCTGCAGCAGACTCAAATGTATCAAATTGACTGGTAATGTTCAAGATCTTATTCATTTCCATGCCAGTAATCTTACTAATATGTTGTAAGTCTTTGAATGCCTTAACTCCCTGTTTTCCAAATTGAGCTAATTGACCTCCGGCTGCAGCAAACTCAGAGGCCATTTTTTCGGGTGCTACACCTAAATCTTTGGCGTGGGCAACAAGTCCTCTCATCGTCTTTTCTGCTTCCATGCCCGATTGTCCAAACAGTTTAGTAGAATTTTGCATTCCCTGTGCGAAATCTTGGTTCGACACTCCTAGTTCTTGGAGAATTTGACCGGTCTTCGCTATCGAGTCTCGGGTTGTTTTATCTGACATGGTCCAATCAGTATAAGTTCCGGCTAAAGAGGCCATAGCTGCATTTGCCTCCTCAACAGAAACACCAAACTTACGATTGGCTTTATAGGTCGATGTAACGCTCTGGGAATATTCTTGGCTAAGACCAGTGGCTTTCCTAAAAGCAGCTTCACTGTCATGAAGTTCAAACGCTAAATCTTTAATATTATCAATAAAGCTCTTAAATATCCCTGTGCTAATTGTTTTCAGAGATGCCTCAAAATCATATGTCATGGCTAGAAGCCCTTTAAAGCCTCCGATGAGACTATCCACATCCATGGACTCTTTAAAATCTCCTTTTCCGGAAAGCATAGTGTCAAAGGAGCCCGCCAGATCTTTGGCGGCTTTGGCGGCATCTTTCAGGTGTGCGGCGGCTTTCTCAAATTCTTCGTTGGTTTTCTTAGCTCCCTTAACAATCTCTTTCTGGGCGTCAATCTGTTCCTTTTCTTCGTCAGTAATTTCTCCATCAACCATCGCTTGTTGTATTAAATAATCCAGCTTCTTTTGTTGGATAGCTAAGTCATCTTTCGCGATTGCAGACTGCTCCGCCAGGTTAGCGGCAGCTTCTCTATGGAGGTTATTAGTCTTCTCCATATTCTTAATGCTCTCTAATTCAGATGCATTCAGCTTCGTGCGTTCTCTGTTAATACCGTTAACGGCGCCTTCGAGGTTTCCAAATTCATCCCGGAGCGCCTGTGCCGCTTCTGCCTGCTCCCGGGTGAAGGTGACACCTGCTTCGTCCAGATCACGTAACTTCTGTGCGTTTTCTAGCGCTTGTTTTGAATACTGGGGAGGGATGTCACCAAAATCATCAGCCATAGGGGTATCCTTTTATATTACTCTCAAATTAAATAGTTAGCCATAAAAAAAGACAGGGCTTATAGCTTGCCCTGTCCTCGTATGAAATTATCAAGCCCCGGAGGGCGGCTAGGTTGATTGTGAGCAGTCAAAGTTTGGTAATTGTCGCCCTTCTTTTTAGAGGCTTGCTCAATGGCTTCTTTTTCATCTTTTAATTGTTTAACTAATCTTTCTACAAACCACTTGCGCAGTCCTACTGGCAGATTGTAAGCTTCCGAAAATGACCATCCACCTGAGTATTTCAAAAAGAAAAACTGCTCATAGATGTTCTGCATATAATCATCGGTCAGGCCAAAAAAAGTCCGCTGTAAGCGGGACCTCCATGTCCTGGGCATACTCACACTCACTACATTCAAAATATTGAGTGAGATCGATGTTCGGAGCAGCCAGACGATAAGATAGACGGATATGACGAGAATCCATTGAAGGAATGTTGTCGACTAGATAATTGATGGCGCCGGCGGTTGTATCTCCATTGACTGCCACAATAGTATTAACCAATTGGCGTGTCACAGTTCTTTCATTCTTGCGCTTTCTATCACTTTCTATCCCACTCCTTAAGACTTTTTCATCTCTTCCACACAATAGTTTAAAAGTGATGGTTAAATTCGTCTTGGGCAAGAGGGTATTAAAAGTTCCATCTTTATTGTCAGTAACCTCTAATTTTTCTATATCTTCGCCTCCATAAACATGTGCTTCGTTTAGATTAAAATCATACTGTTGTCCTTCTCCACAACTCGGACATGTCACCTTGGTCTCATACATGTGTCCGTATCCCGAAACTCGGGTGGCCACGATAATAGCGTTTCTGTCTCCTACCAAAAGAGAATCAGGATCAATTCTTTTATTAATAATCAGGTTCTCAATCACTCTATCCAAAGCTATGCCCTTTTTAAGGAGCGTACGGGATGTGAGGATATCTTCTTCCTTCGCCGTCATCTGACGAATCTCAATACTCTCTTCGCCATGAAGAGGGTGTCCTTCAGGATAAAACCTACCTCCCGATGGGAGTTCTACAAATTCTGTCGGAACGACAAAAGAAAATCCGCCCGCGTCTCCCTGCGTTGCTTGTGCTGCTTGCGGGGGCGGACTAGCATCCGGTTGGTGAGCGCCTCCTAGACGCTCTTTATTTCTAGACAATATACACCTCTCGTTTTATAATCTATTATCCCTTAAAGTAAACATTTCCTGCACTCTTGGGGTCGACCCTAAGAGAAGATTTATTTTCCACTTCTACCATTCCCCAATCATAACGGAGTTCCAAAGAGATCTCTTGAAGGTTATCATCCCCGTAAGACATGTCACCAAATTTTACATCTGTAAGGAAGGCGTTGTACAGCGTCCACTTTTCTAGTTGGGCGCCATTCGCATCCAATTGGATAACATATACGGTTCCCAGTGCATTAGATGCCTTTGCTTTTGAAATGGTTGCCATTCCCCCGTCTTCCAAAGTAGGGGGAGCGTACCCAGAGACTTCAATTAAGTCTGATAACGTAGCGGTCATATCTGGATTTACAGGATCCACCAACGTCATGGTGACTGGGGCCCAACTTACATTACCAGGATAGTAAAACGTATGGTTAAGATACTTGTGCTCTGCAGCGTTAATTGTAAAGCCAGGTTTGCTTACGGTACTGGCGTACCACATTTGTTGTCCACCGACCTCGGCATTAATGTTATTAAATTCAACCATAAATCGAAATTTCCTTTTGGGATCGTTTAAGGTTGGGTCTTCTGCGAAATTTGTTGACCAGAATGGCATAATTAAGAACTCCTTTAATCTATTTTAAATAGTGTAGTGGGGGAATTTTCCCCCATCCTTTTTAATCATCGAATGATGCCCCGGTGGACATGATGACAAAGTCAATTGCGATGAACTCAATTGCCCGTGCAGGTTTAATCATGATCTTCGCGTAAAGAACGTTCTGATCAATTAGATCTGGGGTGGTCGTAGTCTCATCGAGGATGAGGCGATAATCCGTAATACCAAATCGGGTCTTAACATTCGCTAGGAATGGTTCAATGAGACCTGTAAACCTGTTCCAGGTCGCTTGAACGTTTTGTTCGAATAGAATCCGGGTGGCAAGAATGGAAATCTGCTTCTTCATGAAGATTACCAACCTTCGCACATTGATTCGGTCNAGGGCCGACGAACGTGATTGTAGCGTCTTCTGACCAAAGACCACTATTCCAGTGGAGGGGAAAGATGCAATCGGGTTAATGTTGGCATCGTAAAGTGTGTCGCGGTTTTTAGATGTTAGCCTCTCAGAGATCCCAACAACCGGGATTCCTGCAGCACCTTCACTTAGACCGCCGCGATTGAAACCAGCGGGAGCGAACCACAGTTCAGACTTTCGTTCTGAACTCGCGAG